GTTGCACCTTGTGCATCGCCGTAACGGCTGGTTGTAGTGTCGCGGTCAAAGTTATCATTAGCAATCGAATCACCAGCAATGCCAATAGTTTTAACACCAGTTGCTGAAGTCCCATGAACGCCACACGGTCCAAACGTCATACCAGCCGAGGTTGTTCCTATAGTGGTCCAGTTCTTAACGAAAACTCCAGTCCTAGCTGTACTATCTTTAATTTGGTCGCCTAGATCAGTTCTAGTTCCAGCTACAGTAGTACTCAAATAAGGCGATCCCACAACCGTAACAATTTCAGTTTGGACAAAATATGTCCCATTTAACGTTACGCCAGTTGCTGGATCAGATGTATATCCGGCGCAGTTTGTAGGTGGCGTGAATTGCAATCCATCCCCACTAATTGCCCCTGCGCCAGACGTGAATTCAGCAGAAGTCATATTAGTGCCGTCTAACTTTACAATATAACCAGCCACACAATTGGCTGCGTTATTGAAGGTAAGAGGCGTGAGAGTTGCGGCACTCTGGTCAAGAGCAGTACCACTTACTCCAGTAAGAACCGATGCAGAAACAGGAACTTGCGTAGGTGAAATTATCTCTTGTGCAGCAGTAGTCAGCGATGCATTAACGTACACATTTGCAAAGTCAAAAACAGGGTTTGTTACTGGAGTAACGGCATATTCAGCTAAACGAGAGGTACGAACGTTATTCGTTGGACCAGTGCCAGTGCCAAGAGGAAGTTTACTACGGACAGCAGCAGAGGTAAGGTAAGTAGGAGTTACTACAACAGCAGTAGGCGTTACAGAATCAGCCTGTGCCGAGTAAGCGCCGTATGTTCCATCGCTATTACGGCTGCGTACGGCGCCAGTGTAAGGCGTGCCAGCAGTTGCCGTGATGACTTGCGGATTCGTAGTCAGGATCGTTGTGACGCCATTGATATCTAGGAACTCATTGCGGTTGATAGTGCCGCCATTCGCTGCGCCTGCTGTCCAAGCCAAGCTAACAGAACCTGCCAGAGCGGTTAGAACAGGTTTAGCTGGCTGGCCTGGCGCTGCCGTTCCGCTACCCGAGCCAACAGCAGTAATTGCACCCGTAAGCGGATTGACAAAGTTAAACACGCCATTAGCCAGCGACAGATTCATCTGGTATAGGCCGAAGTTTCGCACTGTCGCATGCTCGCCGAGCGCCAGCACAGAATAGAATCCAGCTGGATACGGGCCGAATGTTGATTCACCCTTGACGACCGTTCCGATTAGCGTATCGGCTGCCAATCCCATGCCAGAAATAACGCGGATCGTCGCCGTGCCGCGCGTCCGCACAGTGAACGATTCGCCAGCATCAATGCCGATTTTTAGATTAATGCCCGGATCAACGATTAAACCCATGTTTATTGCTCCTGAATTGGTTGCGCCATCGGCTCGATAGGTTGGTCAGGCGCGGTTTGCGGGGCCATATCTGGCATTGGTTGCTGCATGTCTGGTTGTGGCTCTGGCAGTGGCATAGGAGCTTCTGGTGGTGCTTCTTGCGGCATATCGTCTGGTATATCTTGTTGTGATTGCTCGCCTTGCTCATCTCCAGCATCCATTTCCTGCTGTTCATGCACCACGTCCATGCCGAACTGCTGCGCGATGATGGCTGACAACTGAATTGGCAGGGTTGGATAGATGAGCTTCAAGCGCTCCGTCTCTTTCGAGTACCTATCAAGCAGAAGTTTCTGATTCTCAATATCGCGGCTATCGTGCAATTCGTTGTACTTGTCGCCAATTTCCTTGAGCGATGATTCGAGCATTTGGATATGCTGCTCAGCCTCTTGCATCTTCTGTTGCGCTTCTGGCGGAATCTTGTTCTGATCTTCTTCTTTGAGGATCGGGCTTTCTTTGCCAATCTGCATTACATCCCAAACTTGGTTCAGTAACTCGCGCGCGTCAACCAGTGGCGCCGTGATCGGATTGCCCATAGCAAAGTCAGCGAAGGCGCGCACTTTATTGGCCAATACTTCCTTCTGCATGAAGGATGACGTGCCAGTAGCTTTCCACTCGATAAAGCTGGTCTTGCCGAATGCCTTAATCTGGCCCCACTTCTCACCAGCCTCATCGCCGTGAATCTTTTTCACTGTATCGACAGTCATGTGCTTGATTGCCCATACAACAATCTCACCTACAATCTTCTCAATCCAATCCTCGTCAATGTGCTGAATGACTTCTTTAATTGGCAGCGAGGATGCCGACATAATCATACTGATGCCGGTTGCTGTCTTATTGAGGTTGCGCGAGTCATCGCCCTGCGTGTACTTGGTAATAGCCGTGTCGTCGTCGCTCATCTGCTCAGAGACGCGCATAACGTCCATCCACCCGCCAGTGATATCGGGCTGTGTAAACTCTTGAATGGCTGCTTTCTTTTGCTCTGGCGATAGACCTGGCTTGAACTGATATACTTTGCCCGGGAACTTCTTGAAGTCTTCTGTGGGTGAAAACGCGCTACGATCTACAGCAGTCGTACCAAGCAGCGCCATGCCCTTGCCTTCCATAAACAGGCGGAAAGCTGCATTGGTAACTTTCTGATGCGGCGCATTGTTCTCAGCTACGCCAACGCCCCACATTTCATGCGGCTCTTCTTCATAGACGCAGCGCTTGGCAGGCTGCATTCCGCTATACGGGGATTTGTTCTCTTTAACGACAACGCCACCAGCCATGATGATGACAGCGTCAACCATTTCGCCCTCGTCCGGCTCGTACATAGTATCGATGGCGCCACCGCTCATCATGCGCTTAGGAACCTTGCCAAAGAAGCGAGCAACCTTGATGCGCTCATTCTTGTACCAGTAATCGGTATTGCCGCGCATTTGACGCGATCGCTCGCTGCCGGTCTCTTCGCCATTGTCGCCAGGGCCAATCAGCGCTTCTTTGATGTTCTTGTAGCTCTTGTCGTGCAGCCAAGCTTCGACAGTGTGCTTACTTTCCATCGTTACCCAGAATATGCCCAGCCCATCCTTAAGGCAGCGCGCCTCTGGATCCGGGTAGCAATCAAGCGTATTACCGAGCATGTAATAAGGCAGATCGAATTCGTAACTAGTCTGCTTGATTCCGGCCACTTTATCGGCCACAGTCTCGTGCAGTGTCTCTTGGCGTACGAATGGACCGAAGATAAAGCCGGTGCCGTAGGTGGCTAGCGTATCAACACCATCCTTCATCATGTCACGGAATCCGATGCGCTCCAGAATATCTGAAACCACATCTTCAGTAACGTCAGCGAATGGCGCCAGGCTTTCATTGCTAGGCATCGTGTCAAATGGCAGCTGTCCATTACCGAACAGTGCATCAGTGATCTTGGCGCGTGCTGCACGAATTTTATTACGCGTCGATCCAAGAAATAACCCTTGCGTCTTGCGTGCGCGAGCAGCACCTGATCCCGCAGTATCTTCTGCACGAGGGACGCGCAACTTATCCTGATAGCAGTCAAGCAATTTTAATTCCTGCGTCTTGCGGGCATCATCCCATAGCTGCAAACGAGTGCTAAGCAGGTTGGCAAGGCCAGAATTGCGGGCGTCTGTATCACTCATTAGAAATAGAATCCATCTGCGTCAGGTTCAGGTTGGTGGATTGTAACATTAGATTCTGTCTCTTTCCGAGAAATAGCATATCTACGCATCATATATGCATAACGGAGCGCATCTAGCAAATCGTCTTTAGTCTTGGATATCTTGCCATTTTCATCGCGATGATATTGTAGAAACTCATCAAAGAAGTCACGCAGCCCAGCAAATACTTTCAGCTTCCCCTTTTTCATCAGGTCACGCAATTCCATTAATCCAGCCTCTACGCCATTAGAGCCATCGGGCCATTTAGCGTATTCATGCAGCATAGTGAAACCAGCTTGGCTGTAATATTCGCGCTGTTGTTTACCGCTGCCTTTCTCCGTCTGCAATCCATCGAGTGGCCAAGCAGTAGGAACATTCTCTGCCCATATCTTACAAGCTCCCCATGCTTCATTAGGGCTGACGCGTGATTGCTTCCAGGCGCGGGTGACATAGAACTTGTCGTTTTCACGGTCCCATGCGAGTTGAACCTGTGCCTGAGGATGATCAAAGCCGAAGTCCATACCGTCAATGATTGCGAAATGGCGCGGGATATCAAATGGCTCGCAGCTAATGGAATCTTCCGGCAAGTCATAGATACGGCCATGCCCGAGCATAGGAATACCTTTTGTCCGCATGTCGCGCTGATGAGCGGGAAAGCTGGAAAGCAAATCTTCCTTTACTCGCTCACTCAAGTGAGGCGCGTCATCCCATCCTTTTTGTATGCACTTCTGCGCGCGGCTTGGAGTATCCATGAACTGAATCACCATTTCGGTTCGGCCATTCTCAGGCGTAAAGGTAAGAATGCCACGCCCACCATTGCCGTTATCACCCGATGCAGTACGAACTAGAACTTGAGGGAAGATAGCCTGGTCACGCGGCTCCTCGTCAATATGGAACCAATCTACCGCATCGCCCATTAGAGCGTGCTGACCCTGCGAATATGACCAGAACTGGATACGCGCTACGCCTCCGCTTATGTGCTGCACTAACAGCGTTCTAAGCGCGTTAGGTGTGCCTACCATGGATTCATAGCCAAGGATGCGTTCTGGCGGTATCAAGCCACCTAGGAAATTGTCGCCATTCTTTCGCCCAACAATCGGCGCTTGGAGCAAGTCACGCGTCTTTTCGCCCGAGTACCCAAGACACCAGATGAGCGGAGCATGGTCGAACTTGTGGCCTTCCCATCCTTCGGGATACTCACCAAGCGCATGGATAGCGTCAATGTACGTACCCGTATAAGTCTTGCCGATACGGTTAGCAGCGATCAAGCAAACCTGCGAATACACAGCAGTGTCGGCAATGAACTCCTTCTGCCAGGGATACAACGAGGAAAACACCTTGCGATAGCGATAGATGCTATTGCGCCGCTCGCGCTCCTCCAGCAGCGCAAGTAATGCCTCTTGCTCTTCGCGCTTACTCGCCGTCATCTTGTGATAGTGCTGCCATCTTGGCCGCAATCTTCGCGTTCAATTCATCATCAGTCATCGTCTTAATTGGCGGCAGATCATCGGCGCCACCAATCGCTAGCTTTTCGCCATACTTCTTCGGCGCCATCTTAGCGGCCAGCCACTTACGTGCATCAACACGGAGGCGTGAGCGTGCGATAACGTCCTGATCGGTGCGTGTGCGGCCTTCTGAGTCAATGTAAGTGTCGCTCTTGCCATCATCAGCAATCTGCAAGATATCCTCAGCCATCCGGTCGGCCTGGGCCTCGCGTGCGCGCGCGTACAAGTCAGCATTGGAGCCTGCTCCCTCCCCACTCGTCAGCCATTTAACCAATGAGCCTCTCGACACATCGCAATCGTCTGCAATGTTCTGCAAGAAGTGGCAGTTAGCCACACGCTCACAGATAGCGTCAATACCTACCGCTTCTAGCTTCTGAGCTACTGATAGCGGCTTAGGCTCTTGGCTTTCTACTGCTGCTGTCTTCTTTGGCATATTCTCGCCTTTGCGTTAATCAATGATGCGATCATACAACAGAAAAGCCGCTCACAATTTTAGTAGTGAGCGGCCTCCGGTAGGGATACGACTACCATAGCGAACGTTGTTGCTCAAGCTTGGCTCCCTACTGCGTTATCAGCTTCCCACGTATGCCCCGGCTGTCAGGGCTGGAGATATCACCGAAGTGACCCGGACGTGGCCGGTTGAGCCTAGCACTACTCTTTGCTTACTTCTATTTCTTTACTCAGTGCTTCACGTAACACCTTGACTAGCTTTGCTAAGCGCAGTCGTTCTGATGCAGATTCAGCAGCATCTAGTGAGTTGATTACTGCTTGCGCGGCTTCACGTACGGTCATGGCGTTCCTTCTATTTGGTGCAAGGTGCCGGTGTCGAACCGGCTATCACGCCGATGCCGGAATCCCGGCTTCGGTGGCGTACCTCCTGCCTAACCTTGCAAACTTGTGACTACTCGCGCAAGTACGTCCGCCCCCTGGCATTCGTCATATTGACTTTCGTCGTAAATAGTGCCATGCTCGCCATGGCCGGTCGGTTCGCTTTCCATACAACCGACAAGACTTTCTTGTGGTGGCCGGTACTGAAACCCGGCTTAAGTACTCAAAACTGCGTCAATTCACAGTTCCTTGCGTCCAAGTATTAACGACTGGTATTTTCTCGCCCTCGTTCTCAGGCGCGCATCAGCCTGCGCATTCACCACAATTCAGGGGGCTGGGCGCTACTCCAGCTATCGGTTGGCCATGTGGCGGTAACACCACCCGAAACCGACTAAGTCAATCTGGCAGACCCTTATGGCCCCTAGCCAGCTGCTGCGTGTCTGCTTTCCACGCCGCCCTTGAATTGTGGCGACTGGTTACGCCAGTCAAGCGTGTGATCCACCGCAATCGTGCAATGCTTCATCACACATCATCAGGTCGGGCGCTACTCCGACAACATCCAAGGCTTCGACGCACTTAAGCTCCACCTGAAATTTTTCAGCTCCACCTAGGAATGCCTCGATACTGTTGAGGCACGCTTCGGTTTCGACGCCTACTTTGCGTGTCACATTCCACGCCGCTGATGATGTGTGCAGCCTCTTGCGAAGCGATACACAGCCCTAAAAAATCTTAGGCACCGCCTAGTCCTTCAATTGCCAATCCGGTTCCTTCTTGCATTTTTAACTCCTTCAAATCAGACTTAACTATAACACGAATCAGAGGAAGTAGTCATGATAAATTGTGTTTATCCGATCCACTATTTTGTCCGATAAAACTGTCGTGTCACACTTCGGACCAACTTGGCTTACCCACTGTGGAATGTCGCACAAGTCGAGAGTATCAACGCCATCTGCGCGTGTCAGTGTCGTGATCGCCTGGAGCTTCTGCCCTATGCTTAGCTGCCTCATAGATCACCCAA